GCACGCCGTGCGTGCCGCCGGCCTGCGTGCCTTCCACGCCGTCGCGGGTCTTGAACTTGATCCAGATGCACCACGTCGTGTTCGGGTTTGACGGGTGCGCCAGGATGTTCGTGGCCTCGGCCGCGGTGTTGATCAGCTTCGTACGCACGTCGCCGAAAGTGGGCTGGGCATCACCCGGCAGCCAGATCGCGCCGTACACCAGCGTCAGGTCATTGCCGCGGCCCTGCGTGTAGACCGGCGCATCCCACTCGATGAGGATGTTGCTGATCAGCCCCGTCACCGCCAGGCCCGTGGGCGTGGGTGGCGGGGTCAGGTCGGGTGCCGTCACGCCCACGCCGGGGTCGCCCTGCGGGCCCGGGTCGCCCTTGGGCCCGGGGATGCTGCCTACTCCGCGCGTGAAACGGCCGTCGCTCGTGCGCAGCAGCAGTCCCGCGTCGATCAGCTCGCCGCGCGTGGTGAACTTGTCGGTGGGGTTGCCCACCAGCGTCGCGTTGGGCTCGCGGGTCTGCACCCACAGGCGCACGTCTTGCAGCCAGGCCTTCAGCCAGGCCAGCGGCCCGGCCGGCACGTCGCCCGGTGGGCGGATGTCGGGGAGTTGAGCCATCAGATGATGTCGCCCACGTCTTCGGCGATCAGCAGCGCCTGCACCGGTGCGGTCGTCGTGATCTCGGCCTGGAAGTCCTGCGCCAAGTACCCAGCCGGCAGCGCGAACGGCTGGCCGCTGGTCACGGTGCGGTTGAACACTTCCGTCCAGACGTAGGTGCCACCGCTTTGCAGCAGCAGCGCGTACAGCCGCACCACCACCGAGATCGGCAGGTCCGACACCACCATGCCGTAGCCCGGGTTGGTGGGCTGCGGGTGGCGCTTCACGCCGGTCTTGAAGGTGCAGGACTGCGCCGCGCCGCCGTTCCAGCGCTTGATGGTGTTGCCGGTGTCCTGCAGGTACAGCCGGTCGGAGATCGGGTCGTAGAAGACGCCGCGCGCACCCTGCGTCAGGAAGATGATCCCGGTCGGGTTGAGCAGGTCGATCATGAACGCCTTGCTCGTGCCGTCGTTGTAGGCCCCGTAGTAGTAGCGCTCGATGCGTGAGCCGATGATCGTGCTTGGCACCAGCGCCTGCCATTGCTCGGGCGACAAGATGCCCTCGGTGACGATGCGCGGGCCCTGGTCGCCGATGAAGCACAGGCCGTCAGGCGAGGCCCAGGCCACGCCGAAGCCCACGCTCACCACCGAGCGCTTGCTCACGCAGGCCTGGTTGAAGGGCACCGGGTCTTGGCTCAGGGAGTCGGGCGACGAGCCGGTGATGACGATGGGCGCCGAGGTGGTCAGCAGCACCCACGACTGGCGCCACTTGCCGGTGCCCACGATGTCGTCGTACACCGAATCCTGGTACTCCACCGGCCAGGCCCAGGGCTTGTACGGCACGCACACCGCGAAGCTCTTGCCGGTGAAGCCGCCGATCATCCCGTTCCACAGGCCGATCAGGCCCTTCAGGCCCACGGGCGGCTCCAGCCAGGCCGGGTAGGCGATGTCGCCACCGGACTGCAGCACCGCGCCGCGCGCCAGGTTGTCGGTGGCCGTGGTCGAGGCGGATGCTTGCTCCACCACCAGCAGGAAGTCGCCGCCGTCGGTCGAGCAGTAGATGCGCCGGCGGTTGATGCCGTGCGTGCCACCAGGGGCCGCGGCCAGGCCGGTCAGGTTCATGGTCGACCCGCCGGCCACCGACACCGATCTCGAAATGCCCGGCGCGCTCTCGCGGTTCACGTCGTTGTAGAACGTGTCGACGTACACCCGGCTCTCGGTAGCGCCAGCGCCGGCCACCAGCACGGTGGGCAGCGCCATCTGCACGCTCGGCGCGGGGATCCCCAGCGAGCGCGTGGCCGCCGGGCCTGGTGCTGCGGGCAGGCCGATTGCGTTGTTGGTCAGCTTCGGTGCGCCGTCGCCGGTGAAGTAGATCTCCTCGGTCGAGTCGTTGCCGATCAGTGACCGCACCACGTCCACATCCACCGTCCACTGAATCCAGGCGCTGGTGTCGCTGACCGTGGCGCGGTTCATGCGGTACGCGCTGATCAGCGGCGTTGCGCCGCCCGTCGTCACCACGGTGTTGGCCGCGTTCCAGGCGCGCAAGTCGCCATAGCCCAGGCGCAGGTTCGATGCCATCACGCCCAGGCCGTCGGGCAGCAGCTTCGGGTTGAGCATCAGGTTGGCCCCGATGAACTTCGACCATGCAGCCACCAGCATCAGATCACCTGCTTTCGGGTGCGCAGGCGGTTGCGCCGCACCGGCCCGGCCGCAGCGCCGTCGTCGAGCGCGCGGCGCTGGTACTCGGCCTCGCACGCGCGGGCGCCCGCCGGGTCGGACCACGGCTTGCCCTGCATGTACTTCAGCCGCGACAGCGCCAGGTGCTTGATCGTCTCCAGGTGCTCGTGGAACTTCGCATCCTCGATGCCCGCCGCGGCCTCGGTCGGCGTGTAGGCCACCTGCGCCTTGATCACGCGCCCTGCCGTCACCGTGGGCGGGATCAGGCGGATCGTGGTGCCGCTGGTCAGCAGCACCGAATGCCGCGTGCCGGTTTCGATCGGCGTGATGTCGTTCACGTCGCCAGGCCGGGCCTCGGCGATCTCCACGTCATCGAGCCACACCGCCGGCAGACCCACCATCTCCAGGCCTTCGGGCGGCGCCACCGTGTAGCTGGCCTGCGACGCCACGGTGGCGGCCACCAGCGTCACGGGCAGCGTCGATCGCCAGGCGCGCGTTTCCCGGTAGAACTCGATGGCCGCGCGCTTGGCCTCCTCCTCGATCGTGAAGTGCGGGCAGTCGGCCGCGAACATCACGATCTTGGGCACGAAGTCGGCCCAGGTCTTCATCAGCCGCCCCCGGCCTGCGAGCCCGCCACGCCGGCGCCGTCACTGAGCATCTGCAGGTTCGCGTCCAGCGCCTTCACGCGCTGGTCCTTGATGCCCAGGCTCTGCAGGAACAGCTGGTAGTACGCGGCGGCCAGCTGCGGCGCCTTGGTGTAGGTCGCGTTCTTGCTGAAGCTGCGGAACAGCACGTAGTACTGCAGCGCGTTGGCGTAGATGTCATCCAAGCTGATGGTGTTGCCCAGCGCCGCCATCTCGGGCGGCGCGGCCGAGTAGACGATCTCGCCCTTCTTGGTGCCGTCGGCCTTGGGCCACACGTAGAAGGTCTTGGGGTCGTTGGCCTCGTAGAAGCAGTGGATCGCATCGCCTGCCGCATCGGCGTGCCAGGTCGGGCGCTGCTCGTCCAGCCACATCATCGGCTTGACGGTGACGGCGCGGCCCGGCGCGGTGCCGGCGGCGTCGAAGTTGCGCACGAACTTCATGAACTGGATGCCGTCGGTGAAACCCAGCGTGGCCAGGTTCTGCCGCGTGCCCGCCGTCAGCGTGGCGATGGCCGTCTTGACGTAGGCGCTGGGCAGGTTGATCACCACCTCGCGCTGCCCGTCGTTCACCCACAGCAGCTGCTCGGTGGACGGCCATCGCACGCCGCTGCCGCCATTGGTGTCCTGCAGGATGATCCACGCGCGGTCGACGATCTGCTGTGCAGTGATGCTCGGCATGGCTTACTCCTTGGCCTCGGGGGGCCGTTCGGTGGCGGCGATGACCGTGGCCACGATCGTTGCCTTCAGCTCATCGCCGCGCTTGCGCAGGTCGGCCTTGATGCCGTTCACGCGGGCAAAGGCCTTCAGCTCGGCGTCGGTCATGTTGGTGAGATCGGTGATCTCGTCGTTCTCGGTGTCGCGCAGCGCGTACACCGGGTTGTCGTCGCCCTTGGCGTGCACGAAGCGCATCGCCGGGGGCTCGGGCTCGGAGCCCAGCGCGGGCGCGGTCAGGCGCTGCATGTCCTCGGTCACGAGCTGCCACACCGTGGGGTGCTTCAGCAGCTCCACCGCAACGCCATCGGGCACTTCGCGGTCCGTGCCGGGGCCTGGCCACACCGTCTTGGTGTGGGCCACGTTGTCTTCCTTGGTCGGCTTGCTGCCGATGTATCGAACCAGTGCCATCGAAGGCCTCCTTGCGTCCAGAAAAAAGGGGCGGCCCTGCGAAGGACCGCCCCTGGCAACCGCGACGCGAGGCCGCGGGGAGACAACCGATGCCCGGTTACTTGACGCCGACCTGGCCGCCCTCGATGACCGACCACAGCGAGCCGGCGGCGAACGACGTTGCCGTCACCGTCACCGTCAGCCGCAGCAGCACGTCCTCCTCGAACGTGATGGGCGGGAAGTAGCAGTCGAACCCCGTGGCCGTGAGGCCGAAGGTGCCGGCAGCGCGGAAGTAGTCGTCGTCGGTGGCGAGGTCCGTGCCGTTGGCCTTGACCGTCGCCGCGCCGGTGAGGGACGCGAAGCCGACCTTGCCGGCCAGGCCGGAGGCGGCCAGGGCCGTGTGGTTGAACTTGATGCCCGTGACTTCGATGCCCTTCGGGATCACGAAGTCCAGCGTGTCGTTGGCGACCGGGTTGGTCGCCACCGTCAGCTTGTCGACGAGAAACACGCCAGTGCCGTCGCCCTTGTTGAGCTTGGCGACTGCGAACTTGGCAGACTTGACTTGGGCCATGAAAGGCTCCTTGAAAGTGTTGGTGAAACTCGATGACGCAGGCCCGAAGGCCCGCCTTCATCACACGTTGCGCTTGCGCACCACGCTGTCGATGATGGCCACGCCGAAGTCGGTGGCCTCCAGGTCGCCGCTGGCGTTCGGCAGGCTCCAGCGCAGCTTTTGCTCCGCGCCGATCACCTCGCCGGCCATCTCCAGGTTGCGGCCGAAGTTCGTGCGGTTCTCCAGCAGCGAGTAGGTTTCCTCGCTGGTCTGGTTGCCGCCCGAGCACATGGCCAGTGCCTGCGCGCCCAGGAAGATCGAGCGCGCCACCTGGTGCGTGGTCGACAGGCCCGCGGCCACCGTCACGTTGGTTTCGGTGGCTGCCAGGCGGTTGGCTGCGGTCACGTGCGCCACGGCGGCGCTGGCGCTGAAGCGGATGCCGTAGGACATCTTGCGCACCAGGATGCCGTTCCACAGCAGCGGCTTGCCGGCGAACAGCGGGTGGCGACCCATGTTGCCGTAGGCCGCCCGGTCCAGCGCGTTGGCCTGGAAGGTGCGGATGTTGTTGTTGGCCGTGTTGTCCGTGATGATCGCGTCCCAGACCAGGGGGTCGACGTACAGCACGCCCTTGATCATGTCCTCGCCGGCCGCGTCGTCACCCGGGATCTGCAGGTGCGCCATCTTCACGGGCATCTCGTCCCACAGGGCCGCCAGCTCGTCGATGTGCGCCAGCAGCATCTTGTCGGTGGTGTCGACCGAGGCCAGTTGCGCCCCGCCCTGCACCAGCGTCGAGCCATCGACCACCCAGTGGCGGTTGTAGGTCGGCGCCTTCACCGGGTTGATCATCTGCTCGGCGAACTCGGGATCGCTGGCCAGCGGCACGATCCAGTCGGTGCCGTCCTGCTCGCCCCGGGCGCCGGCCAGGTGCGTCAGGATGCGCTGCCAGCGAAAGCGCGGCATGCCGCCCTTCAGCTGGGCCAGCGCGTTCATGCGCATGCTGTGCGGCGTGCGCTGCTGCGTCATCTTGCCGCCGGCGCTCACCGGGATGGTGCTCATGTCGATGTTGATGTCGACCGAGCTGTACTTCATCTCGGCGCCCAGGCCCTCGGCGTTGCGGTCGCCCATGACGGCCCGCAGCTTCACCACGTGCGCGCAGTCGACCTGCACCAGCGTGCCGGGGCCCTTGGAGAGTTCGTCGACTCGCACGATCGGCATTTCGGTCGTGCTTTGCTGACGGATCTTGCGCATCGCGTCGTCGTGGCTCGGCATCGGGCCGGTCAGCGAACGAACCGGCGTCGGCTGACGCACGGCCATCGCCGACAGGGCGCGCGAGAACTGCTTGTTGGCGAGCGGGCTGCTCGCCGAAACGTTGGTTTGACCCATGATTCAGGTGTCCTTGAACTTGGGGCCCGGAGGTGTGGTCAGCGCAGCTTTTCGAGCGCGGCCATCACTTCCTCGTCGGACTTCATCGCGTAGAAGTCCTGGCCCGTGGATGTGGAAGGCACCACGCCACCGCGCAGGTCCGACAGCGTTTCCAGGCCACGCTCGGGGGCGTCCTG